GTCTTGGTTATCGTTGCGGTTGATGAGGATAGTGCCGTCGCGATCCTTTGAGGTGTAATTGGCGGCTTCAGTTGCGCTTGTGATGGGCTCTTCAGGATTTGACACTACAACAACAGTAGCATCGTCAGAAGTAAATGCCGTGTTCTTTAACGCTTTAACAAACTTGCTCGCAATACTTGCAGTGTCCGCAGCGTTCGGCTTGTTAGCGTCTTCGGTAATAACCCGCACTTGTTCATACGCAGGCGAAGCATACACGATGTCATCCAAAGATACTGATGAAGTGTAGACTTGCGTCTTTCCACTGTGGAGAAGCTCGATATCAATTACCGGTCCTCCTTCACCCGCTACTGTCTCTGCTTGAATCGTGATGTTAAATTCAGGACGCACTTCCCAGTTTAATCCTGAAAAATCAATGGTTGGCTCGTCATTAACATCATAGCCAGAACCGCCAGTGTTTACCGAGATAGTTTCAATCTCATACGTGTATTCAAAACCTAATTGACGGTTATAAACTCTGGTCTCTTTCCACGTAACATTAAAGCTCGCTCCCCCTCCACTAAAGGTTCCTTTGTCGCGGAACTTCAATCCATACTTCTTACCGAAGTCGCCTTGTTTAATAAACACCAGCGCCCGTGACTTATCGAGAACTTCAGACTTCTCGTCGGTCTTAGCAACAGCAACATCAGTGTTAAGAAGGAAGGTGCTATCCCCAAGGGTCAAAGCCTTGAGTTGCTCGTGGGTCTTGGTTGCGTCAAGGATGTTAAGGTATTCACTTGCCACCTCGTAGCCACCCGTAGTCCCTTCAATCTCCGCCTCGACGCCGGTCTCTAGGTTGAACGCACGGATGACAGCATTACTGTTACCTGAGGTTCTGTTCTGAATAATAACAACATACCTTTCGGTCTCACTCCGGTTGATGAAGTGAACGAAGTCTCCCTCCGTAGCAACAGCCTCAAGGTTCGCGATCAGCCGTGCCGGGGGACGCTTGGTGAGTCCTTTGGTTATGGTGGAAAGACCGTTGATCTGTTCCTCACATTGACCAGCTAGGCGCACCGTGGGTGACTGTTGGCTGACCCCTTGGATGAGGTTCGGGACGGTTGTTGTTATGTTAGCCATCGTTTAAGCAAGGTCAAAGCGGCGGTTGATTCCGATGCGTGTAGCAGTGTCGTAGTTGTCGAAAATGGTGCGATCAGAGTTGTTACCTTCGGCTTCTTCCATAGCTGCCTTGGCGCGTATCTCGTCACGATAAATAAGTGCCTCAATCTCACGGGAACCAACAAGTCGGTTGGCGAACATCCGGGATGCCTTGAGGGCGATGTAACGTCGAGCCTGTTCTGGTAGCTCTTCGTATTCAAGTAAAAATGTTATGTTAACCTTAAGCTCGTCTTCGGTGAATATATCCGTGTAGTTCTTTCGGTCAAACAATGCGGTGCCTCGTTGGACTACGTCATAGCTGGTGTCAACCGTGTCCACTTGAACGACGTTGTCGGGTAACACAAACTTACCGGAAGCATTGGCCTCTAGGGTGTAATCTTGGGCAGTGTTGAAATGCCATCCCTCTTGTTGGACCTCACGCGACACTTCGTCAAGAACACCTTTGGCAAGCGCAGCGGACGGAGGCAAGGCCACGGTGCTGGCGATAGAGTTCACAGGAGCCTCGGTAATGTAACCGAGCATGATGTTAACAGCGTCAAGTTTGGAGGTAAGGGTAGCCATAATAAAAGGAAAAGAAAAAGGCCGCACCCCAATCATTAACGAAAGGAGTGCGACCGTTGGGGGTTAGTGGGGGTTATTAAGGAGTCGAATCGGAGACTGAAACTTCGAAGGACGCCTCGGGGCGAAGGATACCGTGGCCCATAGCATACTTAGCTACGAACAGGTTTCCTTGGAGTTCGACCTTGTAGTCGCTTTCGGTAGCAAGGTCAAGGAGCTTAACGGTTCCGATAGCCGATGGGTGTCCACCGATGATCTGGGTAATGGAAAGGTTTCCGTTGTAACCCAATCCAGCGGCGCCGAACACATCGTTCTTGACTGCGGACGATCCATCACCACCGTTATCGCTAGAAAGATCAGTAGCCACATCAGCAAGGTGATTGGACTTGTAGATCTTGATTCCAGCAACCATTGGGATGTTACCAGTGGCAACGTCACCACGACCACCGAAGTCACGGTTAATAACATTTTCACCAGAGGCAAGCAAGGTGTAGTAGTCAGCTGGTTTCAGGATAGCGAAGCGCTGTCCATCGTTAGGAATGTCGTTCTCGTCGAGCTTCTGAGCAGCCTCAAAGAGCGCATCTTGGATGTTCGTCCCAGTCAGTGCATTAAGAGCAACGCCCGAGACAATGTTAATTCCGTTCTTGCCATCATAACCATCATCAGCAGCAGTCTTCAGAGCCGAGTCGGTCCGAGCGGCAGCCGTAAGGGTCTTCATGGTTGCAAGATCGAAACGCTTTGCAAGAGCCTTACCGAGTTCCTTAGCGTAAATGCTACGGACATCGTAGTGGTTCTTAAGCTCATCAATGTTTGCGATGAAGGTGGAAGCAAGCAGAACATCATCAATGGTGATGACCTTTTCAGCGTGCTTGATCTGACTGAGGTAACTGTTAGTGGAGTCAGCGATGTTTTGACCAGGAGTGTGGTAAGCGGCGGTAGCGATGCCAGTCACAGGGAACTGGGCAGACTTTCCGTTGGCGATGGTGCGAATCGTGTGAAGGTCTTTCATCACGTTGAACTCTTCGAAGGTGGTCAGGATTTCTCCTGAGAACACCTTAAGGAACAGTTGGTTCGCATCACCAGCCACGTTAACTTGTCCCAAGCGGGACGGCGTAGTATTAGCCATAATATTTGGTTGTTCTAGTTGTTGTTGTTAAGGGTGTCCTCATTCTGATGTGTCCGTAACCGGGTTCGGAGTTATTGATTGTCCACCGCAGTGGGTCTCATCGTCGGCCTCGGGGGAGTCTATCTTTATGATGACGTTTGGTTTAAACACCACCAAGCTACTTATGCAGCTTGTAATAATGGTGAAAGTTGTTGTGTTATCGTCACAGCCTTGCCATGAGGTAACAGTAAAGTAGTTATCGCCTATGTCCGTAAGTGAACCATAGACTGAGCATTCAAGGGGACCATCGGTGCTGTCTTGCACGTGGTCAAGGAAGTCAATTTGAATAACATCTCCTAACTGGAGGTTATCTCTTAGCCCCCTCACGTCCCCTTTCCTTTCTTCTTCTTTGACATGATCTTCAACCCCTTCCGCTTGGCGGCTTTCTTAGCTGCTTTCTTACCTTTAGGGGTATACGGATACGACTTATCTCCTACTTTGGGCATAGTGTTATTTTAGTGTTAGTGTTGGGGTTGGGGTCAGCATTTCCACCTTCTACGGGCTTTACATGCTCTCTTGTCGGGAGTCTTTGAACAGCTTATGTTGTGCTTTTTTAAAATACCTAGGCTACGCGCACAAAAAGACCGCTTCCTCGGGCCTCCCTCTGGTTGCGGTTTCTTTAAGTTACTACCTGTCTTTCGGTTGTAATACTTGCGTCCCTTTTCTGTTAAGCCTCCTTTTTCTGACTTGTGTTCTTTGCGAAGGGACAGTCCTTTTCGTTTAGCGGGCATTGTTCTCCAGATCGTTTATGTAATGTAACATCTCTCCCACTGTCAGTCTTTGTTCCTTGGTCCACGGCTGCGCTTTGACCTTCTCTAAAAAGTAAGGGAGCTTTGTCGGACGAAGACTCGGAGTGCATCCACTCATTAATAACATCACGCATATTGCTGTGACGCTCAACATATAGCTTCTCTTCATACGCTTCCATAAGACCACGGAATGCCTCTGCCAGTCGCGGAAACGCAATGAGCATCTTGACTAACAGAGACATCGACATGTGGTGCGTGTGTTTAGGTGTTATTTCTCTTTGGCACGCCCAATGTTAAGGGCAAGGAAATCAACAATCTTGTAAAGTTTACGGACCCATCCATCGTCCATAGGAGTAGGCGTAAGGGCGGCAATAGCAGAACAAGCGGCGACCACAGAAGTCATAGCGCCTAGGATCTGTTCGTGATTGTTGATGAGGTAGTTAATAATATCAGACATAATAATAATTAGAAGGCAGTTGTTACGGAAAGCCGTTGCTCAACCTGGGATCGATACTTCTGGTCGTAACCATAACGTGGGTCCTGCATGGCAACCGTCATCTCCTTAGAGGAGCTAAAGGGAACGGCCCCGGATGTCCCCGAGGTATCACCTTGAACAAGCGACACAGGAGATCCACCGTCTGACTTAAAGCGAGCATAGAGTCCTCGGATAGCCATGGTTGCGGCATTAACATCCCCCGACTCGACAGTGTTGTTATACACCTCTTGCTCTTGTTCGGTGAGTGCTGTAGCTGCCCATTCGGACATTGCCTCATAGTTCTCAGGACCACCGGCTTCACTCATCAAGGCTTGTTGTTGCTGTGCTGCCACGGCTTCGTAGCCATTAACATACATATCAACCATCTCCTTAGGAATGCCGTTAGCCTCAAGCGCCTTATAGGTTTCCTCGGACAGTTCACCATTCTCAAAGTATTCTTCGGATGCACTGGTCACTGTGTTGTTAACAGCGGTGTTATCCGTGGGCGACTCGTCGTTTGTTGACTCATCGGGAGACTCTTGTTGGCGTTCGTGGAACTGCTTTTCTAGGTTACTATAAGCATCCGCAAGGGCCTCAGGGTTCTCAAACTTCTCCGGTAGCCACTCAGGGCGCTCGGAGGTAGCTTCAGCCGTTTCGGGCTGCTCTTGTGATGATGATGCTGCTGCGGCTTCTTCTTGCATTGCAGCCTGTTGTTCAAGAGAGATGTTCTCCTGTTCAGTGGGTTCGCTAAATGTAACGCTTTCCATATTTATTCTTGGGGTTCAACTGATGGCATATTACCTGCCAAGGCCTGATCGTTCAAGGCTTTAATACCGGCAGGTCCCAGCTTCTCAGTCATAGCTTGCATCTGTTGCATTTGTGCTTCTTGTTGCATCTGCTCGGCACTCTTGATGAGTCCTTCGGTCTTGATACCGAGAGCAGTTGCACGACGCTTAAAGTAGTCTTCAACATTAACAAACTGGCCGATAGCTTCTGGTCCTACGACCTGAGCAGCACCGGCAAGGAATAAATCTAGTTTAGAAAGATCGTTACCTCTACCAAGGGCCTCAACCCCGGTAACAATCACGGGCTTCACCAAGTCCTTCGGGAGCTTAGGTAACATCTTTTTCTTTTGCATTACCGACATGATCCGCTTCACCAACGGCAGTTGCATCTCGGCAGCCAGGAGCGAGTAAAGCCCACCTAGGGACGCCTCTAGCTCTTGGGATAACATACGGATCTCCTCGGCTGTCACACGCTCAGCCTGTCGGACAACTCCTGAGGTAAGCAAGAAGGCGGCTCCAAGGCGGTCCTTGATGGCCTCCATGGTGACCTGAGCAGTGCGGAAGTCATTGAACTTATCAAGCTGGAGAGTGTTAACATCAGCGGCGTTGCCTTGGACAATCGCACCGTTGGGGCTTTCAGCAAGCGTCCGGGCACGGGTGGTTCCATTAGGGTTAACAAGAAAGAGAACCTTGGCAGCAGCAGCCGATCCCTCGACAATCGCCCGGGTCAACGCTTCGAGACTTTGGATGTCACCGAGGTATTCCTCAACGAACCCACGTCCATAGGCTTCACCGTCAATCCTGGAAAGTCTTAAGGGGATGAATGGGTTGCGGTCTAGTGTTACCTTGCCACCGGCATACGGGATGTCCACGCCGTTAACATCTTGGGTAATAATCCACTCTTCACCGGTGCGCTTACATGAAGTAAACAGATCCACCTTAGCGTCACTTGAGGCAAGGTTCGGGTCTTGTTGTTGAAGTTGATTACGTATCTCTTCCGAAAGAGTGTTAAATGCAACAGACTCCTTGGTGGCTACCGATAACAAATTACCCATAGGGTCACGCTGGACAACAAAGCGGTCGAGGTGGAACACCCGGAGTCCCCCTTCGTCGGGAAGATATAACAAAGCGTTACCGGTGATGATAAGATGCTTGAGGGCCTCGTGAAGCGCAACCCGGTATGCACCTCGGGTAACCTCATCCATCACCAGTTCCTCCAAGGCTTGAAGAGATGCTTCGATCTCACTCATCAACTCGGGTGGTGTCTCGTCCTCTGCAAGTTTCTTTTCGTTGGCTTGAAAGCGGAAGAAGGGAGAGTTAGGAGGCAACAGAGCGAGGAGCAGCTTGGAGGCAAGATTGTTAACCCCACGGGAACCGACGCCACTGAAAGGTGTCTCAAGGCGGCTGTGTGGTCCGAAGCCCTCCTCCGGCATAACATAAGGAAGAGTGAGCTTGGAACAGGCCCGACCTCGGTCAAGGTAAGAATACCGTGCGCCTTCCAAGGACGTATAGAGTTGCTGTGCGGTCTCGGCGTGCATGTTTGTTATTAATGTTAAGGTA